CGTTTGCAACTACACGACCAACAACAACACCATAGTCCGCACAGTTTCTTGTGTAGATGTCCTCACTTTGTATCTTCATAGAGAGGATTTCTAAGAAATCGTACTCTTGATCTATGTTTACATTTAGGGTTTGGTCTTGTCCAATTTGAGTTTTAATTCTATACGAATTGGTCATTAATTGACTTTTTTCATAAATAGTTTAACACCCATTTTCTAAGGAAAGGGCGTACAATCTAATAATAGTTGACTCGGGGTGATAATAAACTTAAGAGAACTGAACGTTTTGGAAGTTCTTGACTTTGACCCTGATATCTTTGTTTGGATATCTTATCTGATAAACTTGGTTCGGTTGAGCAAAGATGGTGTCATCAACAGGTCTAATTTGTTTTGTTACATCATTTGAATATGCCATCGATGTTTGGAACCCTGAATATTGTCCACCTACTTCGTTAAACACGTCTATTGCGGTCACGGTAATTACTCCGTTCTCGTCTTGTATAAGACTATTGAGCTGAGATATGTAAATGTTCTGACCCAAATTTCTAATTTGAGGATCCAAGAAAGTTGACACTTTGTTGATGATATTTGTGATGACTTGTCCTTGGTTTTGTGTTGAATCAAGTACTACAGATATATCCAAACTCAAATCAATAACCTCAGCAGTCTCGATTGCTATGTAGTCATTCATCATACGATAATTTGACAAGTAATTAGCCAAATTTTGTTTCAGAGTGTTCGAGACAATGGATGTCAACTTACCTGTGGTGTCATAAGAAAGTATTTGAACATTAATCTTATTGTTATTCTCAGTGATCGCAACTTTAGCAGGGGCTCCGAACTGAGAGGGCATTTTTCTTATTAAAGCTTCGTAATCGTTAACGCTGACTGCTCTATTTTGTGAAGAAAAGTTGAAAGCAACATAATTTCTTGTTTCTTCGACTGTGGGTTGTCCAGCACCACCAATCGCGGCAGTTACGTTATTACATCTTAGTGAACTTGTAACTTGTTGATTTATGTTATCGGAAGGACCATTAACAAAAAAACTTATTGTTCCGATTTGATTAATAACATTTGTTCCCAAGTTTGTTGATAAACCACCACCTGTCCTGTATTGAACAAATAGAGTAGTGTTAGCTCTCAAAGCGGAACCCAATGACATATTGTTTTGGTAAAGTTGTAAATTCAATGGTACTCCCAAAGTTGTAAATTGATTCAATGCATCTTGTGAAGTATTAGTTCCACCACCGAATGTCATTTTCAAGAAACCCTCGGGTGTATATTCAGTTATAAATCGATTTTGGGTTTGAATATATTTTCCAACTTTGATACCTGGTTGATCCGAAACTTTTGTTGGATCTTCTATGAATATTCTGTCCTCAGCTAATGCGTCCACCTCAAAGCTTTTATTTTCAAAACCTAAAAATTCGTTGACCGTTGGAACTGTTGTGTAACTTGTACCATCTTTTAGAAGAACACTTGTCACTCCAAGCACGTTTTTTTCGGGTAAAAATATTTCCAAGAATGGTCTTACATCTGCAGGACCAATAACTCTTTTGAATACTTTGGTAATTCCATTGACGACAACTTCTCTCTTTGTAATTGTGTAGTTTATAATTCTATTACTCGAGTCGAAGTTTGGAATTTTCAATCTGTTCGGAAATCCTTGAGAGTTGTATGGTGAAGCAAAGTCAATGTCTTCAACATTTTCAAATACTTGTCCAGCACCTACAACTTGAGATCCTCTTCTTAATTGGCCTAAGTATCTTTCATCCTCCTTGTCACCAAATGCCGGTACTGTGATTGAAAAATCAACAAGAGCAACAGAGGGTCTTTGTCCCGGTATTTTTAGTCCATAAGTTCTGGCAATATTATAAATTGAAGACCTCTGTTGTGCGTATTGTAATACGGTCTCTTGTATACTTCTATCTATGTGATAGTGTAAGTTGTCGGCTACCGCGGCGTTCAAATCCAAGAATACAGAAAACACAGAGGCATCATTAAAGTTCTGTATAAGTTCAGGATAATACGTTCTTACATATTGTATTAGTTCTTCTCTTATACCTTCAAAGTCCCTTGTTGTATATGGTATTCTACGATTAGCCATTTATTTTAAATATTGATTATTACGAAATCACTGGTCGCGAATGTCGAGTCTTGCACTGAGAAATCTATTTTCACTTTAGCAGTGTATTCAGCTGTACCCTTTCCTGGATATCTATAAATTTGGGATGTTTGTGTGTCGGTACCTACTTGAAATTCTGATTCTTCTTTGGGGTCCAACGGTTCAATAGTTATTTTATTTAGAATTAAATTTGGAATATATTTTTCAACGTTTGCTCTTATGTCTGATTCAATTGCGTCGAAGGTCAAACCGTCCATAGGTTCGAAGATATATTCATACAATCTTGTCCCAAAGTCTGGTAAATAATATCTCGCACCTTTCCTTGTGAGTAAAAGATTAATAAGGTCAGCTCGGATTTCTTGGTTAACCGTATTTGTCAGAGCCAAGTAATCACCTCGCAAAGAATCTCGAAAAGGAAAATTTATACCATATGTAGTACCGTCTCCCATATAGTCATAAATATACTTGGATTATTTTTCAATTAAAGTAATAGACCCTCTTTCGTATTTAGGTTCATATGGACAATGTCTACATACTGATCCACAACAAACCCCCCTTTTTATGTGCCAATATTCAGTATAAACCTTTCTTGTACCTTCCATATAAAAATCAGAGGGGAGAAGTTTGTTCTTCTCCCCGTCATGATTTTTCTTTATTTCGTCTGTCATTATGCCATTACAATTTCACAGGCACCTCCCGCACAAGCTACTTCGCCTGAGAGATCAGTATTATCGTCAACTTCAATAATTTTTGAAAGATCAATGTCTTTGAGTGGTTTTAATAACTCTTCGTATTTTTCTTTTGTACAATCTTCAAATGGAGCTTGGATATATGTTCCACCGTCGTATGGTAAAACTGAAAGTCCATTGTAGTGATCTCGGTTTTCCCACATCCACTCCCCAACAGCCGGCCACTCGTGTTCTCTGATTGAGATTGTTGCCGATACATTGTGTGTGTTACTTCCTGTTCTGTGACCTCCTTTTACCCACTCAAGGTGTACCTTTTTTACTCTTTCCAATAATTGAATTGGTGATTCGTTTCTGATTATTGCTCCATCGGGGGATTTTTGTGGTATGCCAATGACCGCTGTGTCGTGTGGTCTGAAATATTCGTCCTCGATAAGTTCAGGATGATTATTCTTTAGGTAAGAATATATTGCTTCGTTTTTGCCTACTCTCACTCTACGGATGTAGTGATCATTGTGCCAAGCGTGAATACCTGAAGATGTACCAAGTGTAAGTGATGTTGTACCCGCGGGTTTTACAGTTGTACATCTAGCCGCTTTGTTGATACCTATTAGGTCTGCAACTCTTTCGTTTTCTTCTTTGACAACTTTAGCCGCAGATTTCATATTAAGTCCAATGACCGCACCTGATCCAATACCTGTCATAGAGATTCCAACAAGAGCGTCTTTTTCTGTTGTTCTTTTCCATATTGGTCTAAGATAATGAAAATTAGTATATCCTGCCTGTAATGTACCAATAAATGATGCTGCTTTAACTCTTGATTCGTAGTCCTCTTGTGATACGACATTTGATACGTTCACCTCTGTAAGATTACAAAATTGGAATGGGCGAAGTGCAATTTCACAACAAGGATTTGTTCCCCAATCTTTATCATTACTCAAGTAAATACCGGGTTCACCAGCTCCGCTTACTTCGATTCTCTTCCATAAATCCATGAAATATTCTTTATCAATCTTATGTCTCATAAGAGTTACAGAGTTGTTAGCTCTTCCTCTTTGTGGATTTGTTTCCCACCATGATCCACTCTTAGATCCAATCATCTCATCGTCCGATGCAGAGAATAAAGAGATAAGTGCCGCTCTTCTGATACCACCAGCAAGAACTGCGTCAGCTATGTGACATACCATATCGTGAACTTCGATCGGTCTTAGTTTTTCTCCATCTTCTTTTGAATCTAAGATACCTTCAAGTTTGATAAGACACTCTTTCAATGGTTGAGGACCAGGAGCTTTACCTCCTGATGTGACAAGACGGGCACCTTTCGGTCTTATGTCAGAAAAATCAAATTCAATCTTTGAACCACCGAAGAAATAAGACTTGACTAAAACCTTAACGGCATCTGCCCAACCTTCAATAGAATCAGCTACCAACCATCTTCTTCCTCTATCTTTGTTTGGTTTTCTAATTTCTGGTATTTGTTCTACGTGATGTTTTTGAACTGAGTAACCAACACCTGTTCCACCTAATAAAAGGAACATGATTTCTGAGAATACTCTCCAATCATCAACTGGAACAAATGCACAGTTGTAAATTCTGTTGGGTGATATCTCAATTGGTTTCCCTGCAAATTGCATTGATCTCATAGATGGGAGAACTTGTTTCTTGTAAACGTACATGTAGTTCTCACGAATTTCTTTTTCTAATTTGGGATACATCTTAATATGCATCTGCATGTTTCTTGTTACGAGCTCTTGCCAAGTCTCTCTTCTCTTCAACTCAGGGATATACTTAGCGTATTTCATGTACACTGTGATGTCTGAGAGAATTCGGTTTGAAATGTCCATTTTTTTGTGAATTTTTATAAATACTAATTTATGAAAAAATCGAGGATTTTAAATGATAAATATAGGTCCATCATCTAATCTACCCGATTTTGAATAAAAAAATCTCCGTTTTTTTTAGTTTTTTTTTCAAACGAAGAGATATTTAATTTATTTTTTTTTGTTCTTCTCTTTGCTTTCTTTTATCGAGAAGTTCTTTGACTCGATCCGATTTTTTTTGTTCTTGTTGTTCTTCAAATCCTAAAAAGGTTACAGAAGTATCGGTGTCAATTTCCAAAAGTTCGTTGTTAAACTTACAGTTTTCAAAAACGACACCATCTTTACCAATACGAGACTTAGTAATCGCAATCGTAGCTAAATTTAACTCTTTCTGTTGAAGAGTTTTAGCTACAGAAATGATTACGTGTCCGACTTGAGCTTTTTTAATTGATCCACCCATTTGATCGGTTGTTACAACTTCAGATGAAATTGAACTTCTATTACCTTGTGTTGCAGTCCAACCGACTAATCCAAGTTCGTGACACATGGCTTCAAAATGTCTCATGACTGATCCTTCGCTTTTCCACTCATCACCCAAAACTTTTTCGGGCATTACACAATCTATGTAATCCAATACAACCAAATCTACTTTATTACCATCAGCTATCATTTTACGGATTTGATTTTTTATTTGTAACATTGTAAGTGAATCAGATGGAAGTTTTTTTAGAATCAATTTGTTTTTCATTGAGTTTTGAATTTCATCTATCTTCTCAAATACTTTTTCTTTGTGTAACACAAGTTTATCAGGCTCTATACCTGTCCATATTGTAAAATGTTTTCTTTGTATAATTTTTGGATTGTCCTCAAAGAATACTTGAACAACATTGAAACCCATGTTAAATGCTGTGTTAGCTATTTTTGTCAGGATAGTTGTTTTACCGACACCGGTAGGCGCAAGTATCACACCAATCTCACCTTTTGCTAGTCCACCCTTAAGAAGATTGTCAATACCTCTAATTCCCATCGGTACTGGTGATCTGAAATCCTCATCTAAAACCACATCTAAATTAGCAAAAACATCTCCAGTACCCAATTCACGTTCTCCAACTTGGATAGCATCTCTAACTAGTTCTTCAACTTTGTCATAGGATTCGAAATCACCTTCATCGATTATTTTCTGAGCTTGTTTCATTGCTTTCTGTAACTCCTGTTGTTTACAGAACTTCAAAGCTTTTTCTTGTACAAAAATGCTACCGTCAAAAGGGGCGTCTTTTACTTGTTTGATTGTATCCAAAATTATTTTTAGGACCATCTCAGTCGAGATTTCAGATTTAGCAATCTGTTCCAAGGTTTCGAAGGTTGGGGTGGATTGGTATTTCGTGTAATACTCCTTTACCATCGCAACAATCATTTTAAAGTATTTGTTGTCGAAATAAGAAGTTTCCAAGACATTTACTATCGTCTGTGAAAACTCCTTGTCTTCTATAATCTGATTGATTAATTGAACCTGAAATGTATTACCTAAATAATCGAAATTTTTTTGCATATATGTATGTCCCCACTACCCTTGAATTTATAAATACCTCCTATACTAACTCAATTCCACAGTATTCGTGATTTAATTCTGTTTTTGAAAAAATGTCAGTCAGTGATGAAAGGATCTCTTTCAAATATGGTCTTACATCCACTGTATAACGAACTTTTGGAGGATAATTTTTTCCATCAAAAATTCTATGACAAATTGTCTCATCTCCAACTTTTACATAAAGATGAAAAACTTCGGGTCCTTCTGTAAAAGAGGTCTCCATGATTTTTTGGTCATGAATGATTGCCTCCTTATTGTCTAACATATAGACAACAGTCTTCATCTTCAGGTATTGGTGAAGAGTTTCTTTAACTCCATACATGTACTCGTACAAGTCGGTTGATAGTCTTGCCTTTGGATTGTAACCTCTAACGTTAAAAAATCTTTGGACGACAATGTTGTCATTAAGTGTAAGAAGGAATTCCATCTTAACTTGATCTTGCTCTTTCATGTTTTATTAGTTTTTGTTTTTTCGTTTTTCTTTTCGTATCAACTTCATAAATGGTTTGAGGAAATTGACCCACGCTTCATCGTTTTTTGGTAGGTATTTGAATAATCCATCTGCCATCATATATTTCATCAAGTTTTTATATCCCCTATCTGTGGGATCGAGTTCTTCAGTATGAATGGACTCAACAAGTTGTTTTCCTTCATCTGTAATTAGTGGATTTTTTAAATCCACAATCAGTTTGTTTATTCGGTAGTATTCTTCTCCAAGTATACCCTTTTTTGTTCTTCCAGTCAAAATATTATTGATAACTTTTATAGGTTTTTGTTGTGGGATATTTCGTACATTATCAATAATTTCTTCGACTGTGCATGATTTTTCCAACATTTGTGGAAATAATTTCACCAATGTTTTTTCACCTAAACCTTCAATACCATCAATATTATCTGACTTATCCCCCATCAGTATTTTACACACTATGACATTCTCGTGAGGTACATCAATATCTTTGAATTTTATTTTTTCTCCGAACTTGTGTATCTGTTTTGACACAGGTGAGTAAATTGATACTCTTGGACTTATTAATTGTGTCAAGTCTTTGTCCGCTGAGAATATTGTAATTGTTTCTTTTGTAGCGACGGAACAATAGTGTGCTATCAGGTCATCCGCTTCGTTATCTTTTATCTCCACTTGTCGAACAAAAACTTCCTCCAAATACTGTTTTACTCTACCCTTCTGTGTAAGATAGGACTCGTATTTGTATTCGTTCATGCTAACTCTACGATTGGCCTTATATTCAGGATATATTTTTTTTCTAGTGGATGAATTTGAATCACCATCCCAAAATACAACAACTTTATCGTATTCTATCTCCTCTAAAAATCTACGTAATGTATTAATGAAGTGATATACTCCTCCGATGTGATTACCGTCGTAAAATAGTTCTTTGACCCCGTGAAATCCAATTTTGAATAGGTTATCCCCATCCACCAATAATGTCTTAGTCACATAATCTATTTTACAGGTTGTCAATCTTCTTTTTCTTCTTTCAAATCAAAGTCGCCTTCAGCTCCGATGATGTCTTTCCAATAGTCTGCATATTCTTTTTTGTAAGCTTCTATAGAAGATTTTTCTTCGGTGGTATCTTTACCCGCCAAAAAACCGTGAGGTGTAACGATAATTCTCCCATCGTCGTACCCTAAACCATTGATATGATTTTTCATGACAGATACTTTACTCCTGACAGCGAATTTGACTGTTCTCTTGTCTTTAGTCGCAGTAATCTTTGT